TTTCAGCAACGTCTGGATTTTCTGCTAAGTGATATAGGATTTTTGGTCCTACTTCACTATCGAAAATCGCATCCCTGACTTGGTCTGACACAACCACATCTGAAGATGCAATCATGTCATCGTAGTCAGGTAACTCTGCCTTAATTTGCGCTTGCCTTTGATTCCATGCCTCGAATGTCTTAGCACGTTCTGCTTCAGTTCTACGCAATTCTTCCTGTCTGTCTCTCTCTCGTAACGCTTTTTCAGTCGAGTATTCAGCTAATGCTTTTGCGTACTCAAACGCATCTGCAAACTGATCTGGCTTAGGCTCTGAAGTTTGCTCAACTGGTTTAGGGTTGACCTTTGCTTCTAGCTCCTTTAGCCTTGCCTCTAGCTCACTAGCCCTCGTACGCTCTCGTTCAGCTTCCTGACGAGCCATTTCACGTTGTCTAGTAATCTCTGTAAAACGCTTCTCTAGTCGATTTGGCTTTGGGTCTTCTGCTGGCTTTGCATCATCTTGCGCCTCTGGCTCACTCTTAACCTCAACCACCTCTGTTTGCACAGGCTCAGTTTCAGTAGCTAAACCTAATTTATTAGCGTAAAAATCTGCTGAGTTTTCACTCGTCAGGACTTGTCCTGCTTCTTTGTCTGACATGGTTTTATCCAAGGATTTGCCCAGTTAACCTAACTGGTAAGGTTTTTGGTCAATATAGACCGAAATCATTACTGTGTCAATTACTGTATAGACTGCACGCTCTGGTTTGCATATTGGAACTGCTCAGCATTTCTAGCTGCAATTTCCTTTTCCAATCTTGCAGTATCCATGTGATGCAATAACAACTCCATAATTGACTCAATTTCTGTCTTGTTCTGGCTACTTACAGCTCTCATGTTAACGTCATGGACTTTAGCCTCCAACATAGACTCAGTATTGTGTGCTTTGGCAGTCTGACGCATCAATTCACGCTTTGTTTCTGCCTCTTGCTTAACAGCTTCAATGTCTGAACGCTGTTTAATGGTCATCTGCAACTGCTGTACTTGTTGTTGCATCTGTTGTAGTTGTTGCTGAGACATAGCCAATTGCATCTGAACTTGAGGAGGAATCTTAGACTTCTCATCAATCTTAGACATGGGATTAGCTGCTGCTAATCTGTCTGCAATGGTCTGAGCACCATGAAAATCCATGTTTCTGAAGAACAAATCACCAGCAATTTGCATGAGACTTGGGTCTGCTGCAAGCAAGGGCATCATGCTCTCGATGGCTTCTTGACGCTTAGAGTTGTACCCGGGGCCTGTATCCATCACAATGTCGTACTCACCAATGGTTGTGTCATTCAGCACCCTGTAAACACCTTCTTCATCAACTCCATAGGTGTTAATTTCAACCAAATCAGGCTTTCCATCTTCCCCAATAATCCTCATTGTGCGTTGAGCATCATATATTTTAGGGATCAAATCCAAGCAAATCTTACCAATCTGGCGTTGTGAACGAGTCAAATTGTCGTAAAAATGGAAGTTGCTAATATCTACTTGTTGTTGCTGACCATTCAAGGCTTTACCAGAGATATTGCCTGTAGGTAACTGATTAGGGTCAACAATGCCAATAACTGCTTGCATGTCTTGGGACACTTGGGCAGATGCAGTCATAATTCCTGCAGGAGGAGCTTCTGGCTGTATGCGAGTAGGCACAGGAGCAGGCATTCCCTCAATGTCTTTTTGCTTGTAACGCAGAACTGCAGCACTCTTGATGTTAGCTTGTGCCCATTCAGTCTCATGGCCCTCGTCTTGGCCTTCAGCAATCAACCACTTAGGTTTTGGTGCTAGGGCAATAGACTCAGTTAAGCTAGTCTGCCAGAAGTTGTACATCCTTTGTGGGTCTTTGGCTTGCCTGACCATGCCAAACTTCTTACGCTTGTTCTCAACAATCAGTTGTTGACCATAAACAGGCACAATGGGAATGTGCTTACCTGCCCAAACACCTTCTTCAAGCACTTGCATACCTGTGACTTTAGCCCATCTAATTTCTTTTTTGATGGTGTCACGTTGGTCAATGATGTCTTCTGCATTGCCTTTAAAGTCTTCTTTATAGACTTTAGTGCCATCAGCAAGCATCAATAACTTGGTTTTCTTCTGTACTGTGTAGAAGTATTCAGCAATGCGAATATCTTCCTTGGTAACCCATTCTGCGTTGGTATCACCAGTTCCTCTAAGGTTAAACTGAGCACCATCGTCAGCATCAGGGTACATCTTTCTAAATGTTTCCTTGCTTAACACCTCAGAAATCAGCACCCTTTCAGCATCAGAACCATCAGGGGCTACTGAATTAGGGTCAAAATAAACTGTAAATGGGTTAATAATAGGCTTGATGAAGATTTCTTGGTCAAAGCTATCAGGGCTTACATAATCGTGTGTGACCCTAATAAATCCCCATCCCATCCTGACCTGAAAGTCTACTGCTGTGTCATAGGCTTGGTCAGCATCTGAGTTAACCTCAATGTGCCTAATCATTCCTTGCACAATGTCAGCCATCTTAATGTCTTGGTTATTGTTTACAGCATGGACTTTGATTCTAGGTCTTTGTTGCCTGATGTTGTTTACGACTTGGCGAACGTAAGCATCTATCTTATTGATGGTCAGGCAAGGCCTAGATTCAAGCGTACGACTGTTTTGAATCTCAACAGGCCATTGGTCACCAGCACTAAATCTAAGGTCTTCTAGGGCTTCCTGACGATTCATCATGTCTGCTGTAGTACACAGATGCAAGAACTCCTGTGCTTCTTCGATTAGACCATTTGATTCAAGATCGTCCATTTTTAGCCCATCCAATTGACTGAGGGTTGATATACTGCCTTCTTAACTACCTTTTTAGGCTCATTGACCATTAAGCCAATGTACCTAAAGGCATCAGCACCATGACTGTATTGGTCGTGCAATGGAGTCTTGCTAAATGCTTTGGTATCAGGATCGACCTCATATCTGTAATGCCTCAAGGCTTGTAGCCCTTCTTCACAGTTAGTGCGATCAAAATAGCAATTAGGAAAGATTGTCCTTGCAGCGTTAATAGAGTCAACAATTGGCACTCTTTCCAATATTCTAGTCTTAAATCCTAAAGAACGCACTATTTCTTCGATGCTCTTGCCATTTGATGCTAATGTCCTGTTTTGGGCATCGTGTGGCAACCACAATGTATCTATCATGTAGCCAAAGGTCTGCAACTTAGCCATGATCGCTGAAATCGTTTCTTGGCTTGTCTCATGGTATCTGATTAGCCTTGTTTCCATGCCTATGAACTGGACAAACCAAATAGCAGTTGCATCTGACCAACCAAGGTCAAAGACTGCATGAACTGGCTTTACAGGGTCATAGTTAACCTTGGCAATCCTGCCTTGCAACTCAGCCATCTGCAGCTCTTTGGCAAAGATAGCACCATCTACAGTCTGCCTACAAACACCTTCCCAGACTGTTGCATAAGCCTCTGGGTCACGAGCTTTGAGGGCATCTTTCTCTAACCTTAACGTTTCAGGAAACCAAGGATTGTCTGACCAGTTAATCTTAACGACTTGAGCATCACTTGGGCTATGGATGATGAAACGTTGGTAAGTATTGTCAGATTCCAGCTCTGGGTTAAAACTTACCCAAATCTCTGATTGTTCTTTCCTGACCGTAGGAATCAATACATCCCATGACCTAGCAGACACGCTTTGGCCTTCCTCAACCCAACAAATGTCCACACCCTCATAAGACTTGACGTTAGCTACGTTGTTCTTTAGGCCAACAAAGTTAAATTCTGAACCATTTTTGCCCCTGATTGTTCTGTCAGTAATCTCATAGAACTCAGTTAGCTCCATAGACGCAATCTGGTCACTCAGGAGCTTGTGAACTGAATCTTTAATTGAAGTTTGGAATTCACGAGCACAAAGAATGCGTAAAGGCTTAATTGCACCTTGAATCAACAAGGCTCTTGCAATCCCCCAAGACTTTGCACCCCCTCGACCACCCCACAAGACTTTATACCTTGATGGCTTAAACAGGCATTCTAGCTTCTCAGGAAACTCTACCTTGTTAATGGCTTCTTGCAAATTCACAGTTGGTGCTCCCATAAAGCAGGGTTGGACAGGACAACACTTCTATGAAACCCATCCAAGGGGCTAATCCTTTTCACCAACTTCGTTAGGCTTGACAAACGTCACCTGAATACTTGGGATGAGTGGTGTTCCACCCTCTCCTGTTAACTCTACCTTGCTATTGTCCCTGTACTTCTTGGGAAACCTTGCTGCCATGCTTCTTGACCAAATACTAGCATTCAGCTTAGCTCCATCCTTGTGCTCAAGCATATACAACTGGCCTTGTTCTTCCCACCAATTCTGTTCAGCTATCTTAGCATCGTCCAAGGCATGCAGAAAGTCTGGATACTTGTCTTTCCAGTCGTAAATTACTCTTAATGAAACACCCAATTTGTAACTAATTTGTTCTATACTTTTGCCCAATGCACCTAACTCCCTGACCTGATCGCAATATGCAGGGTCATAGAG